CGAAGAGCGATTTGAGCGGAGTAAAAAAGGTGAGCGGAGTGTTTGCATTAAGGGTCAGCGGTGATTCCCTGGAAGGAGACGGCATTCAGAACGGTGACACGGTACTGGTGGATCCGGAGCCGGCGATTATCGATGGTAAAATCTATATCGTCAAGCTGGGGAATGAATGCGTCGCCCGGCATCTCCACCGGGAAGACGGCTACGTGGTCCTGACCTCATCCAACGGCAAGTACCAGCGCATAGAAGCCAAAGAACTGGAGGTCCAGGGGCGCATCATCCTCGCTGGCAACTGGAGAAAATACTAATATCTGAAGGAGGAAACCAGCCGAGTAGTACAGTTGTGCTAGGTTTCACCGCGTCTCGCTGATAAGACTGGGGTCTGTAGTTCGAATCTACAATGGCCCACTTACGCTCAACTTGCCTTTCGGTTGGCAAAAATTATGGTTCTAGACACCAGTCCTAACGTTTTTTCCCAGACTCAGCCACGCTCGTCTCTAGACCCCAGTCCTTGTTTTCCCACGCTCGAGAAATTGCTGCAGCATTACCTGCTGGCATGCCAGGTGGAGAGCAAGTCCCAGAAGACCATCGAGGGCTACCGGCAGCGGCTGGTGGTGTTAATTCAAAACATCGCCGGCCGGGATATTCGCTCCGTGACCGCGACCGATATCCGTTTGCTTTTCCTGGGACTGCAGCAGCGGGGATTGAAGGCGACCACCTGCCATGCTTATTACCGCGCCTTCCTCACCTGGTTCAACTGGCTGGTGCAAGAGGGTTACCTGGCAAAGTCCCCGATGGTGAACGTCAAGCCGCCGAAGGTCCCCAAGACTATCATCAAACCTTTTTCCCGGGAGGATATCGAGCACTTCCTGGTACTGACCGCCGGCAGCTCCTTCCTGGAAGTCAGGGGGCGCTTTATGGTACTGCTGCTGATGGATACCGGGATGCGGCTGGCGGAACTGGCGGGGCTGCAGCTGCACGACTTTTCCCCATCGCTGGAAACGATTACCTTCATCGGGAAGGGGAACAAAGAACGCCAGGTCCGCCTCGGGAAGGAAGCCCGGAAGGCAATGCTGAAATATCTCGCATTCCGCAATGACGGCTATCCCTGCCTGTGGGTGTCGGAAGAACGCCGCCCCCTGTCCTTGGACGGAGTGAAAACGGCATTAAGGAGACTGGGGGAGAGGGCGGAGATAACCGATGCCAAGCCGGGACCTCATACCTTCAGGCACACGGCCGCCATCAATTACCTGCGTAACGGCGGGGACCAGTTCACCCTGCAGATAATGCTGGGGCATTCCTCCCTTGAAATGACACGGCGGTACGTTTCCACCCTGGGGGCGCAGGATATGTTCCGCGTCCATCAGAAGGCTTCGCCGGTGGATTGCCTGCTGCAAAATCATACAGCAATCACATAGCAATCACATAGTAATCATAATGGACACCCCGGTGTGTAAAATATTTTTAATAATTATCTTCACTAACTTCTGGTTTTGTGGTTTAATACTGGTAAGAGTAAGTCGGTCAGACGCTCTAAGGAGGGCAGAATGGCTTTGAGGGTAATCAAGCTTAAGGCATATACCAATTGCCCGTCGTGTTTCGGGTCAATACCGCTCCGCGCATCATCTATTACTGTCCCTAAACATCGCAGCCCCTTTGCCCCGGCAGTTTATTGTCCAGGTTCGGGGAAGCCGTTGACATATGTTATCCGACGGCACACAAGCAGGTAAAAGAAAAAGAGCCCCCGGGGGATTGTCCCCGGGGGCATTAGAATTACTTTTGTTCGTAATTATTTCTTGGGAAATACTAGAAGAATAGCTGCCAGATGCTGACGCCCAGGGCGCCGCTGCCGAACAGGAACGCCATGGCGATGTAAAAATTGCGTTTTAACTTCGAGTGGTCCTGGAGCAGGTATTTCACCTCGCCGCATAACCCGCCTTCGTCATTGCCGTTGGCTCCCAGTAACTTGGTCCGGAGCACGGTTGTGGTTTCTTTGATAGGGGCTATTTCACCCTGGACGATGAGCTTAATCATCTCGAGGTCGCGTTCAGTCAGGTTGGCCATCATGGTATACCTCGCTTCTCTATTTTTTTAATGGCATCTCGCCATAGGCGCGGCGCAGGTCCGGCAGCCAGGGGTAATTGTAATCGTAATCTGTGCCATCGTCCGGGCACCAGCGGCAACAGTATTCATAGCAGTTGTAGAGAACCTCCCAGCAGTCATACAGGCGGTTAATGACCCTCGGGACATCGCGGAAGCATCGCAGCGCCGTCCAGAGATAGACTAGGAAGTCATAAGGGCGTCCGACGTGGTCCGCGGTAAAGCGGTTGAACTTCCACTGCGGTGGCGGCACCGGGACCACCCGGTAGGCTCTGCCAGCGCGTCCTTTCGCCAGGTAAGCACTGAGCAACGATAATCGGACCGTGGGAAACTGGGCGTCTACCAGAACGGCATCGATGGCAACAAAGTTATCGGCAGTGAACTGGAACTCGGAGATTGCTTTCATCCCCAGCGACCGGCGCACGGGGTTGAGGTCGTTGGCAATCCAGTCGTTAATCTGTGAGGGAGTCCCCACGAACACCACCGGGGTTAGGTGCCAATCCCAGGCGTCCCACCAGGGTTCTTTGATTTTTTTGATTACCCAGGACAGGCCGCCGGATAGCCAGCCGTCTTTTTGCCAGTGAATGCCGTCCCCGGGCCGGCCATCGCGCGGATCTGCTAAACGATGGGGATGAAAGGTTTCCATATTTACCCCCTGAACAACTTCGGGTAATAGGCTTTTAAAATTATTGGGAGCTTTTCGCCCAGGTATCGGTAGAGTTCGGCATGTCCTTCGACGATTGAAGAAAGTCCATAATGGTTGATGGAATAAAGCAGCCGGATGTAGGGCTCGGTGCTAATGAGGGGCTCATAAAGAGCTCTGAACTCCGCCCGCTGCGGGTCGGTTAAAAGCGCATAGCTGTTGTGGGCTTGCTCGTGGGCAATAACGCCAATGTTAAACCATGGTGCCAGGGCAAACAAATAGCGTTTACCGTCGCTTCCAAAGGCAAAAGCCGGGGTTTTTGAATTTATTCTGTACCGGGTAATGACTTCCTTGGGCCAGATATCATAAAGGTTTATTTCAATTTGATTGGTCCAGTATTCACGATATTCTTCCGGGACAGCGCGTTGTTTCAACCAGGCGGCAAGCATCCCTTGAATACTGGTATTGGACACGGTTCGCGTAGGGTCATGGGGCTCTTCCGGGTAAGGTAGAGTCAACCCTTCGGGGATTCCTTTATAGCTGATCCTCCCCTTGACGATGACTGGCTGCCCGGGTGTTTGCTTTTTAAACCATTTGAAGCACATGCTGCCCTCTCATCATTTCTTACAATTTCTTCGCGATGATAGTGCTGAGCTTGGAGTTTTCCGTGTCCGGGATAATGCGGCAGGTGCCTTTATCAGCATCGTATTCCGCTTCGACAATGTAAAATGTCCGGAGAGCGTCCCTTTCGACGCTGCCGGCATCGACCGAGGCGGGGACCAGGTCGTTGACCCGGATAACGTCTCCGGCACGAATCCAGTAAGAGGGGTAAATCTGGTTGTTGGAGTCACGGACGAATGCCCCCAGTGTCATGTTGGTCAACCGAGGCCAGATATCCTTGTACTCCGCCAGCCAACCGTTGCGCTGCGCTTCGGCGGCGGCGGCGGCCACACTGCCGAGCTGGGGGATGGCTTTCTTGCGCAGGTAACCATATTTCGTCTGGCTGTCAGTATTTTGCGCCTCTGCCGTCCGCGTCAGGCTACCGGCGGCGGTGTAAATGGCGTAGACGTTATTCCACAGGTCCTTGCCACGGTAAGCCAGTTTGAACTGGACAAAATCTTTGAGGGTAACCTGCCAGGTGATGGCGCCGGCGCTGCGGGCTTTAAGATACGGCACACGGTTTTCCCAGATAGCGAAATACCATCGTTTGCTGGTGCTATCCGAAAAATCCAGCATCTTCTCCACCAGTTCTTGGACGTTAAGGTCGAGGTAATCGTCGCCGGCAGCGCTGGTGATGGTGATATTGGTGGCCGCGATGTTGGATTGGTCGCTGTTGATTTTGGGACAGACCGCCGTCAACGCGGCTTTAATGATGGCATCCGCGGTGGTGTTGTAAGCGGTCGAGTATGGCTGGTCCGAGAGGTGGGAGTAAAAGCCGTAAGCAGTCACCCCAACCTCGCCGGCGGTCATCGAGATATCCTCAATGCGCCCTTCCCAGATAACCCGCTTGTTGTCCGATATGGTGATGCGACGGAAGAGCTTATCGGTAATCCAGCTCCACGCCTGCGCCATATCCGCGCGCAGTCGGAAGTTGCAAATATGGAAGCCGCCATGCAGCCGGCTGCCGAACCGCAACTTATCCACCAGGGCGGTGATATCGGCTTCCAGCGCAGTGGAGGTGGGGTCCCGCTGGTAGAGTTTGATATCCAGCATGTTCACTCCTATAAATTCACGAACTGTCCCTGGTACTTGACGGTGGACGTGAAGGTGACTTCATGGGGAGCATCGTCGCGGAGTACATACAGGCGGAAGTCTTCCCGTCCGTAATCGATTACCTTACCCACATGGTCCGGTCCCGACTGGATGACATCCGAGCTGTTGAGGATAAGGACGGCGACGGAATCGGTGATGCCGTCGAGGGCGAGCACGTCGGTCGACCCGACGGCGGCCACGATCGTGCAACCTTCGTCAATGGGAAGCAGGAAAATAAAATCAATGTCGAATTTATTCCAATCGGCGCCAACGTTTTCGTTGGCAAAGAGATATAGCCTTAGTTCCAGGCTAGGTTCGGTGGCAATGTCGCTGGCGGGCGCCGGCGGAAGAATAATATCTCCCAGGTCAAGAATTTCCCAGGTGTTATCCGCAGCTACCGCGTAGTATTCACCGCTGGCTTTGCTGGGGGCTTTGGTAACGCTGCCATAGGCATAGCCTAACCCCAGTTTGATATGGTCGTAATCCCCAGCAACTTGGGAAGTGTGACGCACCCGGACCAGCGTCCGGAAGTGTCCCGAAGGCGGACTGGCAAGGGTATAGTTGACACGGCATATTTCCGTGTTCTCAGATATACTTGGAGCGGCGTTTATATATACCTGGCAGCCGCGACCGCCGGAGGTCACGGCGAAAGGTTCGCCGTAGTTCTCCACGACATGGCCGCCGCCGATAATGTTCGTAAAAGTGGTGAAGTCTTCGCCTTCCGTCCAGAGGTCGTCCGTCTGCCGGGAGCCGCCGCGCTTCGCCACCCAGACCTTCTTGGAGCCGGTAGCCCCGGTGGGGGCGAGTTTCCAGTACATCTTGCTGGCAATATCCGGCTCCGGGGTGTTGGCGGATACATCCACGTCCTGGTAGTTGAGACAGGTGGACGCCACCAGGGTGGCGAAGGACATATCCCGGCCGACGATGGTGTTCCAGGAACTGCCGCTGTCGGTAGTGTACGCGACGTCTCCTCCGGCATAAGTGGCGGTGTTTAAATAGGTGATCGTGAGATAGTTCGAGCCATCGGCGGTCGAGGGCTTGATAATGATGGCGTACTGGGTGCCGTTAGTGAGCGCCTGCGCGGCGGCGAAAATACCCGGGTATGCCCGGAAATAAGTGCCATCTAGAGCCGCCATGTCGATGGCGACGCTTTTCAGCATGGCGTTGGGAACGCCGGCGTTAATGCTCCAGAGTTCGATGGTCGCCACCGGGCTACCGGTTTTTTTGAGAAGCAGTACCGCCCCGGCGCAGTTGTAATTGGCGCCGGCGGTGAAGATTTGCCCGTACCACTTGGCGGTGGAATCCAGGTTGACGTCAGTGTCGTTGTACTCGGAATTGGCGTCCTGGGCTTTATAGTTCGCCTGGCAGTTTTCCAGCGTTTCGTTAGATAAAGTGGTGGTAGCATACCGCCCGAACGGTTTGCAGGTGAGAGTAAGTTTGACCGGAAGAATATAATAATGCAGAGCCAGGGTGGCGTTCATGAAGTCCGCGGGAAATTCTATCTGCCCGTCGAGAATATCGTAAAAAAGGGATTCTCCGTCAGAGTCTCCCCACTGGTACTCTAAATAAACCCCGGCGCCGTGGCCGAGGAGATTGCGGTTTACCGCGTCCGAGAGCAAGCGCTGGATGGCGCGGAGGTTAGTACGGAGGTTCGCTAGAGAGCTGTCCCCCATCCGCAGGTTGAGAGAAATAACACGGGCGCCGTAAGTGCGCGCCGCCAGCCGGGCGCCGCTTTCCAGGGGGGAAGTCTGAACCTGCACATCCGCCTGCGGAGGCGGCAGCTGCATGCCCCCATCACGGAGCTTGGCAGTGGTCCCGTCCCAGAGATTGATGGTAGTGGTCCCGTCCGATATCTTGAGTCGAAATAATGCCATTAACCGCCCATCCCTTGCGCCGCCAGGACTTGCTGCCCCAGCGGGTCTACAATCGCGTTGGCGAATTCATTGCCGTCAATGTTGATGGAGATATTGATGTTGCCGGTGCTGCCGGGACCATAGCTCCCGTAATATTGGTCCATCATTCCCTGGGGGACGCCTTCCGGAAAGTGCGCGGCAACGTAATCCCAAAGGCTCATTCCAGTCTGCTGTTTATACCAGTCCAGGGCTACGCCCATACCTAGCGCATTTTTGATGTAACCGAATGTAGCGCGCTGGGCGGCGGTCAAAACCCATTCCGGGCCCACGTCCAGCAGCTGCGCCTGGGCGCCGCTCATTCCGAGCCGGCTGCCCATGGAGGTGACCGCTTTGAACATATTGGTATAGGACCAGGTGAGGTCTTTTACCTTGGTAATTTGCTCCTCGAGGCTATCGGTTAGAGTGTCAATGGTTTTTTTCGCGAAGAAGGAGCCGTCTTCAACTGCCTCGATGTAATTATTGACTTCTTCGGTAAGAAAGATATACCCGGCGGCGGCATGCTCTTTGAGCATCTTGGCGTACTCACGGATTAAATCTTCCTGGTGTCTTATAATTCCCTTTTGCCGTGAATAACTCCAGATTTCATCCGGCATATCCTCGGGTTTTTCGCCAGTCCAATTTTTTATTTGGTTATAGAGTTGTTTGCGTTGCTCGTCAGCTGCAGCACTTTTATCGTTGAATACCAGTCCCATTACGCCGCCAACTACCATTCCTGCCCCCAGTAATCCTCCCCCTACCATCCCCAAAGGCGTTGATAACAACTTCACAAGAGTTTGATAGCCTTTAATCACGTTGGGGAGCTGGGAAAGCATCATGGCGAAGCCGCCGGTGATGGTGGCGGTACCCGCCACGCCAACGCCGATGTTGGCAATCTGCTGCTGCGTTTCCGGATTGAGTTGTTTTAATCGCTGCAGCCACTGGTTGAGACTGTTAATATACGGCTGCAGTCCCTGGGCAATAAATCCCCCCATGCTCTCTTTGAGGTCGTCAACGTTGTTCTTTAATATCTGGAGTTGCCCGCCGGTGCTTTTCCCGAACGCTTCCGCCTGCCCGGTAAACGCCTGGCGGAGCAGATACCATTTTTCCTCTTCCGTTTTGGCTTCCCGGAGCGCCGGGATATAACGTTCCAGTGAGCCCCAGTTGCCAGCCATCGCCTGACCGATTTTTTCAGTGATGCTGGAAAGGTCCTGCCCGGTGCCGATGGACACGTCCATCGCCAGGCGCAGCATCTGCTGGGCTTGCCCCAGGTCCTTTGTAAGCATCACCAACTGCGTCAGAGCGTCTCGTTGGTCGCCGCTGCTGAAAGCGGTGGCGCGCATCTGGGTTTCCATCCAGTCATTGAGCTGTTCTTTGTTTTCCTGGTAGCTGATGCCGACGTTCTTCATCGCCACGTCGAGCCGCCGGATGCCGGCTTCTCCTTCGGCTGCGGCTTTGACCGCCACCGCCATGCTGGCCGTCATGGCGCCGCCGATGACCGCCAGCCCCATGCCGAATTCCTTAAGAGCTTTCTGGGTGCGTTTCATGCCGCGCTCAAGGTCTTTGGTGTTGGCGCCGATAACAACGTAGAGTTTGGCTAATTCATTTGCCATTAGATGACCGTGCCTCCCAGGGCAATATTCAGGGCTTTAATCTTTTCCAGCATCTCTGCCGGGGTGAGTTTCCGAGCAGGGACATTACTTTGCGGCATGAAATCCGCCGGCGTGAACGCCCGGGTGCGTTTGAGGAAAGGCGCCGTGTTATAAAGGACCGAGCATATCAGCGCCGCGTGGAAGTCCGCCCGCTGACGGGCGGCAGCGTGCCGCTTGAGCAACGCCAGCAGCTGCGCCAGGGTGAGCTGCCAGAATTCGCTTTCCGTAAGGTGGAGGTCGTAGCGCCCGGCCGCCCAGAGTTCTAACCAGTCGGGGGGGGCGCCGGGGGTAAAGGGCCGGGCTGTTCTTTGTCTACCTCCGGCATGGCAGCGGTGAATGTCTTGACCAGCGCCAGGTTAATGGCGCCGATGTTAGCGGGGTTTACCAGGGCGCCGGCGGTTTCCAGTGTCAGTGTCTTGTCGTCGTGAATCAAACACGCCCATAGAAAAGCGCGCAGGTCCTCGGGGTTTTCCATGTCGAAGCCGTCGGGTTTGAGGAGATTCTTGCCGGTGGTTTTCTGATACGCCACCATGGCGTTGAGGTTCAAGAGCAGAGTGCGCTCCTTATCCAGCGTCAGCGGGACTCGCGGGTCCAGTTTTTCAGTCATACCTCTCCTTATTTCTCAGGAAATAAACGGGAGAGGGGGTATTGACCCCTCTCCCGTACCAGGAACCGGTTATTTTTTACGGACGGCTGACATGAATCGTGTAGACCTTGGCGGCTTTGCCGGTTTCGTAAACGGTAATGGTGACCGTGGTGACCGTACCGGCAGCTCCGAGGTCGATTTCGCCGGATTGCGCCCCGCTGGTGACCGACTGGGACGTGGTGCCGTTGCTGATGGTGATGGTGTGGCTGGCGGCCGTCGGTGTGAGTTTGATGTAGGTGGACGCCGTGTTGACTGCAACGACATAATCGTAGGTCCCTGTGGCGAAGGTGGGGTTGAAGGTGAGCGCGCCGCCGGCGTTTTCCTCGATGCCGCTCAGTCCGGAAATACCACCGGATGCGGTGATGGCCAGCGTGGGGACACCGGATACCCGCAGCGTCGCGGTGAATTCCGCCACGCCGTCCTGCCCCAGGGCGCCGGTGGAGAAATCTTCCACGTAGGCGTTAAAGGACCAGGTGGCGGTGATGGCGGTGGGGAAGGTGATGACGATGGCGGATAATGTCCCGGCGACCAGCGCGGTCTTGAGCGCGACCTGCCCGTTAGTGTCACTGACCTTGAGCCGTCCCTTGATGGGAATGGCGGATACAGATTTCCGCCCGGAAGGTATCAGCTCTTCCCAGCCGCTGGTCGAATCATGCGCTGTGGCTTCCAGCAGTTTGTGGGCGATTTTTACCTCTCCGATTTCGTCCAGCTGGGCGACTGCGGTGCCCCCGATGGACATTGCTGCTCCGTACTGGGTGATTGCGTCTGTCATGTGTTGCCTCCGTTAATCTCTATTCGTTGTATTGCAGCAGATAGTCCGCGGCAATATGGTGCAGTTTAGTTTCTTCTTCCCAGAAGTCGACTTCGTTATCATAAAAACAGCTGCCGACATAGACCCCACCCACGCCCCCCAGCGTCCCCTGGTAGCATTCAAGCACCGCCTGGACAGCGACCGCTAGGCTTTTAGCGGCGGCATAGCTGCCGGCGAAACAAGAAATCTGGATCCGGGCGTTGACCATCCCCAGCGCGCCGTCGTGGGCATGTTCACGCTGGGCGGATATTTTATTGATGACCAGATACGGGCGCGCCGCGTCCTGGAGGGCTTTGCCGTAATATATGCGTTCCCCCACCAGGGCAGCCACCGCCGTGGTGCCCGCGAGCTGCGTCCGAATGGCTTGCTCGATTAACATCAACGCACCTTTTTCTGGACCAGCTCGCGCAGGTCCTCGACAATTTTGGTTTTAACCTGGCGTTTGGTGGCATCCCACGCCGGCCGGAAAAAGGGATGAGGGGGCGCCGGACGCGGACCGCCGTGCCCAAACTCCACCAGGTGCATGTGGGGCGCGACTTTGTAATTGACCGCGGCGATAGATACCGCCGGGTTGCTGCCCCGGCGCGGCATCTTCTTGGCGATGCAGGCTCTCTTAAGGCGGCCGGTGGGACCGAGAGGCGCCTTCGCCCGGGCGGCTTCCGCTACCGTCTGCGCGCCTTCAAATAATATCGGCTCGACTTTGTCCGGGTGCACCGCTTTTATGAGTTCGGTGAGCTGTTCCTGGAGTTCTCTCATGCCGACAAGTTTGACGACTTCTTCCGCCATTTAATCCAGCTTCTCCTTGTAATAGATATGCAATTCTTCTTTGGACTCTTTGGGTTGGATGAGGGACACGATTTCGAGGGTGCGCCCTTCGTACACCAGTTGCATAATGGGTTTGACGCCGTTGATGTACCGGATGCGGCAGATGCCGGAGACGTCGGCGTCCGCTTGCAGGCTTTCAAAGTAACGGCGCCCTGAGAGCGGCTCAAGGGCTGCCCAGACCGTTTGCCAGGTGGCGAAGGTGTCTATCCACTCCCCCATCGAGTTCTGGCTTCTCTGAGGAATCTGGATTATGACCCGCTGCCGTAATTCTCCGGCTCTCATCTAAAACCCCCAGACCCGGTAGGGGAACAACAGGGATTCGACCGCCAACGGCAGGACCGCCAGGCTTTTTTCCGTGACGGCTTCGCGGTGCTCGTACAAATGGGAGATAATCAGGAGCATGGCGTTGCGGATATCCTGGGGGACGTAAGACGATGAGGCGCCGTAACCGGCAACGAAGGTGATGCAGAAGCCGTTATAGTCCCGGAGCGTGGTGGTGGGCCAGTCTTTGCCGTATGCCAGGCAAACGCGCCCGGGCTCGCTCTTGGAGTCCACGAAGTAATCCGTGGCGGTTACCGTGTATTCGGTGTTGGCGGTGTCATAGTATTTGATGCTGCTGATACTGGAAAGCGGCGGCAGGGGAATCTCAAGGTAGTCTTTGTCCGGGAATTTGTCCAGCCAGAGCTCCCAGGTCTGATTGATTAAAGCCCTCCAGAGAATGTTCTCGCATTGACGCCGGGCAGCCGTAATGAGGGATTCGATGTAAGTATCCTCGACCGACGTGACGCCTATAAGGATGATATCCACCCCGAAGCTGCAGGTGGCAGTGCCGACCGTGCAAACAACCCGCAGGTAGCGGCGGCCGCCGGTGTAGGCTTTTTCGTAGGTGGTATTGTCGTTGGCTTCCGTGACCTGGGTGAAAGCGCCACTGGAAACATCGGTGAAGGTGACGTTGTCGTCAGAGTCCTGTAGCTTGACATCGACCGTGCCCCCGGCGCCGTTGGTCCCGGCGACCAGGCTGACAAGGACGTTGTACCCCAGCACCTCGATGGCGGTCCCCACCAGGGAATAAGCGGCGGCAATGACATGAGCTCCCGGGGCAATGGATTGCTGGGAGGTCAGATGGTCCGCCGGGGACGCCGAATCAAGACGCAGGTGGGTCTTGGCTTCCGCCAGGGAGATGGGTTCCGCAGTCGGAGCGGTATTGATTTTTAGTGCCATATATTTATCGCCCCCGATTTTGATAAGCTGCTGGCGTAACCAGTTGTCTGGCAGGAGCTACGTTTGCCCCCGAGCAACATAATGGGCGCCTGAATATTACGTTGGAGTTAGAGCCCCCATTTGTGGAATTCAGCCCCATATACCAGGCGTTTGACGGAAGCACCGTCATCCCGGATACGGATATGGATTTGAGGTTGACTTGACCGCCTCCAACTTTTACCCAGGTACCGCCGGTGATGGTACAAAGGGTTCTGCCGGCAGGTGTGCAGATAAACCATTTGAGCGCCTGCGTTGTTCCTGTAGCCACAATCGTCTTCGCCGCCTGGCTTCTATCAATGGTGAATGCGTTAAAAGTATTTTCCCCCGTGATTGTAAGGGAATAAGCACCAGCACCCTGTACTGTTACGTTGTTGTAGGTTAGACCGCCACCAGCGAAGGTTTGAGCGTTGGCGGTGGAGTTGGTGAGGACAATAGTAGAAGTACCTGCCGTCAATGTTCCTGTGAAAGTCCATTTGGCACTAGCACCAGTACCATTTAATGTTAATGTTCCAGTTCCTAGATTGATAGCTCTGGTGGCAGACGTATATATGCCAGTTGTGATTTGTGAGAGTGATGGTGAAGTACCGTTGGCTGTCCCACAATCCCAAGTTCCCGCCCTGATACTTATGGAATCACTAAATACATAGGCATCTGACATCAATACAGTCCCGCCAGGACAGGAAACAATCAGATTACGCAAAGTTACACCATTAGACGTAATGCTGTAACTACCCCTACCCATAGAAGAAACTTCATTATTGTTGTGGGTAAAGGTCATTCCCGATGCATAGACGGCAGACCCGTAGTAATAAACACTTAAACTCAAGCTAACTGTCGGTGTCCCCGTAAACGTAATACTCTTGCCAATTCTGGGCATATCCACAGTAACATTATGAGAGCAGGTTACATCGTCTTGCGGCAAGGGTACTCGGCTAGTCCACATCGTAGCGTCTGACCACGTTGAGGCTTTAGATGAAGTCTGTGCCGCCGCAGGAGTGAACGTGATGTTAGTGTTACCGCCGCAGTCGCCTGAATTGCCCGTTATCGCAGACAAATCAACAGCGTTAGTAGCGGTAATGTCCATAATGTCAACGTGCTGTGAGCCTGTCCAGTTGGTCGCCGTGATGGTCGCCGCCGTACCTAAAGTTGACGACTGTACAAGTAACCTGTTAGTCGCTGAATTGCCTTTCATTGCAAACGTGGTACAGGTCAGGGTAGCACCAGAAGTCATTGTGATAGTATTTGTTTTAGTCGCTGTACCATTGCGGGTAAAAGTAGCAATACCAGTCGGCGAGCCTGATACAGTATGAGCTGTGCCGTTCAGGTTGAATGATGCACCATTGTAGTTAGCATTACCTAAAGCACAAGCACCAGTACCAGTCACGTTGATGGTAGAGGTGTTTGCGGTAAGGGTTAAAGCCCCAGCCCCCTTCGTAAATGCAGTGCAATTAATCGTTGTTGCCCCTAAAGTCAGAGTACAGCCTTCCCCAGTAGATGTCGTATTACACGCTCCACAGGTAATAGTTTGACCGTTTGTGTCCACTGCACTTCTGTCAAAAGCTACCGTCTGTGTTCCAACATTAAGGGCGTCCTGAAACGTAACAGTGCCACCTGCCCCGTAATAGGTAACGGCACAACTTAGTGTACCTCCAAAGGTGTGATTAACGTTACCAGCACCTTGATACAATATACGGGTGGTTCCTGTGTGAGTCATACCTGCGATGAAGGTTAAAGCACCATATAGGTTTATCTGGTTTGTGTGAGTTAAAGCTGGCGTATTCGTTGCCCCTGTCCAGTCCATATCCTTACAGTTGGCGGTGGCATCTACTGTTAAGACCTGACTGGCCGCCGTAAAGGAGTTGGCGTCAAAGTAAACACTATCCGCAGAGGTCGGGACCGATGCCCCGCCGGCTCCTCCACTGGAAGCCGACCAATTGGCTGAAACAGTCCAGCTGTTATTTATACTTGCTGGGACAGTAATAGTCAACACAATCGTCCCGGTGCCGGTTACGTTTACCGTTGTTGGAGAAAGTGTTATCGTTTTGGGACTGTCGGCGACGGTTGCTGTGCCGGATGCGACACTTGCGGTAACGAATTCGGTTCTGGAAAATACGAAGCTTCCCTCTGTGGTGACGTGCAGAGTGATAGTAGCCGTCTGTCTGCCAGCTTCAGTTATTACCCCAGTTCCGTTCGCAACGTAAACCTGGCCGCTGATAAAATATCTATTAGCCATCACACACCACCTTTACCCTGTGGCCAGAGGCGCAGGTAAGATTGATTGAAGCCGCTTTCAAGCCCTGTATGAGCGTCTTGCCAGCCTGCACGACCTTGACCGTACCGTCGTCATATTTCACGATATAGGCAACGGTCTTGTGGCAGATGGGGCAGAACCTTGTAAACGTGTCAACCGCTTTCCGTTCCGGCGTACTGATTTCTGAAAGGGTTTCCGGGGTGTCTTCAATGTCTTCTATCGTGGCCTCTGGTAACCACCTGTCGGCTAGTGATTGATTTTTAAATACCTTGTCAGACTCCTCTACCGCATCGACTTCTTTCAACGCTTCTTCTTCGGTCAGCGGCGCACAGTCTTTGGTAATCTCGCTCTTTGTACAGCCGATGCCGTACCCCTCTTTATCGTTATAAAGAAGGACAGTAGCAGGGAAGTCATGGTCCCGGGTACCGTGCCAGCCGGGAGAATACGACAGCCCGGGTTCGTACTTAAATTTAAAATACTGCATCGCCGAACCTTCTCCTCTAGTTATTGGAGTATACTGCCCTTACATAGCTGGAGTTTTTGGTTTTACCTTTGGCAGTTTCCCCACCCGCGCCACCGCTTTTAATTTGTAACCGGAGCCAGAAGGGGACGGTGGTGAAAGAGGTAACCGGGAATAGTCCGGAGTAACTGAATTCGGTTAGAGCTGCCGCGCTGGCGGCAAACGTAACCTCCGGAACCAGGTCCGCCCAGGTGGTGCCATCGAGGCTGTATTGCCACTTGAACAGCACACTCTCTGTCGCGCCGCTGGATTGTAAAGCGCAATCAAGCCGAAATTCCAGCTCCACCAGCGGTTCCGATACCTTTTTGAGGTCGATGGGAAGGTCGACTTTTACCGATTCAACTGTTTCGTACACATCTGTGGACGTGGTTAATAGCGCGCTATATTGCACGCCATTGGTGGTTAAAGCGCCGCGGGCAAAAGGATAAATAACGGCTTCTGTAAGACGGTTCATATTGTCACCTCATAATTTCATTCGAGGAAACGACAGCAAGCTGTCGAAGTTTTCGGTTTTAAGTAGAGGGGCGGGATGTTCGCCCGCCCCTCCGAAGGTTCCGATGATTCCTGTGGAGCTGTCAGGCCCTAGGAGTCTACGGCAGGTTTGTATATACCCTGGGCGCCGAGCGCGTTGGTGACGTAGACCTCGCTCCAGGCGAGGGCGGCGCCGGCCGGGGCGACCGTGTCCCGGAGCTGGGCAATCCGTAGGTCGTGAGCAAACCCGGTGGTGTCCGACTTGACGGAAAGGCTCAAGCCGGCGGCCGTGTCAATGTTGATGAGGGTCAGATTGGCAAAGTGCATATACAGGCTCGCGGCGGTGAGCGCGTCGATGACGGCGCCGGAGAAGTCCCCGTAGATGCGGCTGTTGCGGACGAAGGAGTAATTGGAAGCGCCCGCAAAGATGATGCACTGCGTATCGCTGCCGCCATCCACGCCGAAGAAGTCCAGTCCGTCGATACCGACGTCATGGCAAGCCGCGGCAACGCTGATGAAAATAAGGAATTCCTTGGTGTTGGCAGCTTCTTCCGCCCGGCAGTTAATGAGCCGGAAGCCGTCAGCTGTGGCCGCCAGGGTAATGCCGACCGCGATGCCGCCGGGGTAATCGGCGTAGAATTGGATGTTTTCGATAGTGACGTTGGCGGCGGTAACGGATATGGTGGCGGTGTCCGCGGTGCTGAACGTCAGCTTGGGACGGTTGGCGCCGTACCCCAGCCCGATTATCTTGATGCTGGCAACATCGATGACCAGGGAAGTGGCGGCGCTGATGCTTTCCGCGTGCCCGGGCATGACGTAAATAATGTCTCCCTGATTGGCAGTGCAGAGTCCGATGGCATAGTCAAGCGTGGCAACCGGGGTGTCCGGACTGTAACCGTAGCCGGTGGCATCGGAGCCGGTGCCGGAGTGGACGTAGATGCGGACCCCGGTAGTACGGCTGGAGTCTTCGATGGCGAACAAGCCGCCCTTCTGTTTCTTGACGAAGAGAGATGTCCGCGCGGGGACAATTCCCGTCGCCAGGATAATGGGCAGCGAGAAGATGATGGTTAGTAGGCTGAGCAGTTTTTTCTTCATTTTCAGGGTTCCTCCTACCTGAGTAAACGACAGGCAAGCTGTCGAACGGCAGGCAAGCTGTCAGCTATCAAACGACAGCGAGCCCCCGATTGGGGAAGGGGACGGCGTTAAGATTCCGCCGTCCCCTTATTTCTTGAGAAGTGATGCAAAGTGATGCAATTAGGTAAGGGCACCGTCGTTGGTGGCCTGCGGGTACCGGGGTTTGAGCAGCGCCACGACGCCGATGACGCAGTCCGCGTTGGCGGGGTCGGTGAAGGTCAGGCCAACATAGGGTTTGTCATCCGTCAACTCATCCGCGTCCACATCGATGATGACCACCATGTTGTCATAGGTGTCATGGTCGAGGTCCAGACTGGAGACGGCAGCGCTGAGGTCCCCCAGCGTGTCCGTGCCGGCCGCGGCGGTGACGCGGTATTTGAAGGTCAGGGCAGTGGCGGACGAGCCGACGGCAGCGGCCGAAGCCGTGACCGTGAGCACAAACCCGTCTGTGGAGATAGCTCCCAGCAAAATCAGGAACTGAACTCTTTCATACTTGCTCAGCTTGACATGCGGGGTAACGAAGGTGGCGGTTTTCTGCGCCGGGGCGGTGATGGGTACGATGTGTCGGACCATTCCGAGGTCTTTCATGTGTTTCTCCTTCGGCTGTTTGAGCCGGTTTATTTTATTTGCTTACGATGGAAAGGGGTTACCGGGCGCCCAGGGTGACGAAGGGGCTGCGGTAGAAGTTGGTGTCCGTCCGCTTGTACGGGGTGATTTTGCTCTTGGCGAGCGGCTGGCCGTTGACGCGGTAGATGAAGCGGAACGTGCTCTCCGCAGTCAGGAACATGACGTGGATGGATTCGGCAGCCTGAACATCACCTTTGTCGATGAGCAGGTACTGGCTGAGGTCCGCAAGCATGATATCGCCGACGTCACCGGCGCCGGATGCCACTTCGACCGGGATGGCGGGCGCACCCTTGATGGTGCCGTAT